GGTGAAGGTTCTGTTTCATGCCACAAAGATAGTGTTTTTAACTAATTCCCCCAAGTTTTCAAACTGAGCCCAGAGCAGCTGCTTTAGAAGAAAAAAACGCCGATTACCTTATTGGTAATCAGCGTTTTGTAAAAGTGATTCCGCTGCGATTACAACATTGATATTTATATATCTGATAATCAGTAATTTAATTTGTAATTATTTTTAATAGGTATCATGTTTTAACCGATACATTCGTTTTAAACTATTTTTATATGTCATAACTTTTTGTTTTTTTTACAGGTCTATTCTTGTTCGTTTATCTTTATATGTTAACAACCTATAATCGGCTGTTTTTTTTATCGCAAAATACTTTGCAACTTTGCATCCGTTGCAAGTAGAGCGGCAACAGACATATGATTAAACAATCGCTCAAACGTGAGCCTTCTTTATATTTGGAAATCCGTTGCCGCTCTACTTTAGCAACGGATTTTTTCTTTCCTATTAGTTAGATTAAATCCATACAATCGGTTATTGTATGCTTTCCATGAATTGGATACAGCAGGGCTATCGGGGAAAATACGTTCGACCAATAACAGATTTAAAACAACCTTCCGAAGCTTCACGGTGAAAGCCCGTGAGGGGATGCACGAAAGAAGGCAGTCGATTGAAATAAGCAGACTGGTGCGCAGGTGCAGGTTACGAGATAACCAACTCTGTAGAAGCTGAAAGCCGAGATTGGAAGCACCCAATTCAGAGCCGAGACGAAAAAGCCGAGATGACGGGCTCATTCTCTTGAATCATTCCCGAACCGCAAGAGAGAAAACACTCTCTACGGGTAAGGGGATGATTTGCTCAAGTCCCCTACCTCAAATCAAAGCAGGTTATTATTTAATAGATAACTCATTATTAATATAATTACAATGAAAGAAACAAATCTTAAATATGAAGCATACACAGATGGTAGCTGTGATAACATATCTCCTTATGGAGAAGGCGGTTCTGCCTATATAATACTTAAAGACGGTGTAATAATAAAAGAGTCTAAAAAAGGATTTGTTGGCACTACGAATAACCGCATGGAAATGCTTGCCATAATAAGTGCTGTTAAATCTGTTCCTAAAGGAGCTACATTAACCGTATATACCGATTCTCAATATTGCATAACAAGTTTCACGAACTGCAAGAAGCCTAAAAAGAACTTAGACTTAATAAGCCTTTATCATCATTGCGCCGCATCGCTTCGTGAAATATGTTTTGTTTGGGTGAAGGGGCACAACGGTAATGAGTATAACGAGCACGTTGATAGTTTAGCGTATTCTGCTTACGAAGATATTGTAAAGAAATACAATCTTCCAAGAACAAGAGTTGGAAGGGGAAGATAGTCATTAATAACCGATTGTAAACATTTCAAAGAACGAATTATGAAAAATCCATTTAAATCAGCAAGTCACATTGAACAAGAACCGAAACAGAACTTGTCAGACCTTCAATTTGTCGCTTCTCTGCAACATAAGATTGACATTCTTGAATCTTTTATCAAATATTCCTTTTTCAATATATACGTCAATAAGTTCCATTGCGAACATTTTGAGGTTGATATTGACAAACAAATAGAGAACGATTATGCAGGTGTGGACGATTTTATAAGATATATCCACGAAAAGCATCCTGAAATACTTGACGAATTCAGAGGACACTATTGATATCAAAGTTTGGATATCGCAGAGGTGATAATCTCAATAACATATTTTATCACCTCAATTACGTTTTTCTTCTTTTTCTGTTTAAACTTTTCAAGTAGTAATTCGTATTTATTCTCATCAACATATATGATTCTATCTCTTATCCCCATAACACATACTTTTTCAATTCCTCCACTGCAAGAAGCCAACGAGGTTACACATAGCATAAATAATAGAATCTTTCTCATAATGTTGCTTTTACTGAGTTAGTTATTTCGCTTTCTTATTCTCTTACACCGTTTTGGGGTACTTGCTTGTTATTTTATGGATGAAGCGTCAACTATGCTTTTGTTGAATGAAATCAGGATGGTAATCACTCATAATATGTACATAGCCAGATGGGAATGGTATATATTCCTCTTCCGTAAATTTTAATATTAAATCACCTAAAGTTCGTTTAGAAGCCCCTCTTTTTGGAATTTCCGACACAACAGAATAATAGACGTTTGTCATATTTGGTAATATCAATGATTTTGAATCGTTTGGTTTATCTAAAATCGTAAAAAGTGAATCTACAACTACATCAATTCTATCTTTATTCAATCCATCTTTTATAGCAACATTTAAAGCATCTATGTACCCATCTATTGCATATTGAACAAAAGTCGTTTCCTTATCTATTTTCATTGCATAGTTAAATACAGATGTAAATGTTATATCTGATTGCATATACTTCAAACTATTTTCAAGTTCCAAATAATCATCCTTTAACTTTTGACTCTCTGCTTTTATCACTTCAATCTCTTCCCCAACTTTTTCTTCCGCCTTTTCGACTTTTCTATTAAAATCTACCACTGTATATATGTTCCATCCAAGCAACAGAGTTACAAGAACAGACAATATTGTTACGAGTGTGCCATTATAATCATACGTATTATTGGGTATTTGAGGTATTGCAATGTACAAAGCAATGAGGCTCATTGAACATGATATTAAGCTCATCACCACAAGGCACGAAGCAACTCTATATTTTGTTTCTGTATTCATTATTCATTGCTTATATACTTATTTCATTAGAATTGGAGTTATGGCTCATTTTGTTCTTTGTCGGGGCACAGATAATACTGCACCTCGTCAATCATTTTAAGGTTCATCTTGACAAATTCGGGATTTGCCATTTTAGGCTTCATAGCTTCTTCACCTAAATTCTGCTTTGCCCTTTGCAGGTATTCCCACGCTTGTTCGTTGGTTGTTACTTTAAGTTGTTCGTTCTTCATTGTCCGTATTTAGATTATTTGATTTTATTTATTCTGTTTATTACATTCATAAATACCGAAAGTCTTGGCTCATTCTCGTATTTTCTTACTTCCAGTATTAATTTATCTAAATCATCATAATTAATAGCCTCCGATATTTCTCTTATTCTATCCTCCTGAATTTTATTATCTAATTGTGACAGCGAGTATAATAATTGAAAAGCATACTCATAACATATCGTTTTAGTAATAGTTCCATCAAGTTTTTTATTATTAAATACGCCCAATGATTTGCACAATAAATCAATATTTTCTCCTTTCACTTTGGATTCAATTATAGGGATTAAACGTTCAAAATCATATTGATACAAATGTTTTAATTTACATATCTCACTATCCACCTTTAAATATATGTCATTTTTCACCGATTTTATCTCATCAATATTCTTTTGAATATTTGATGTAGATTGAACCTGCCATGCTAATAATATTGCTGTAGGAACAGCTATAACTCCAGCTATAACCCCTATAAAAGCCGAAGAATCTTTAATCTCAAATGGATTTATCCTTATAGAAAGGAATATTGCTATTATTGAAAATAAAATAGATGCAGTACACGCTATTTTGTACAACTTATCATTACTAACATTCTTTTTATCGAAATATATTGCATATAAAAGAATAGTTGAAAATGATATTATCAGTATCAGTATTATTATGAATAATGTAGATTCCATACAATTTTAAACGTTATTAGCTAATTCGACTTGCGTATATTTGAGCCATTTCTTTCATTATGTCTTGGTACTGCTGTTGGTTTGACATAAACCGCATCCACAACTCAAATAATTTATCATCAGCATTTAACGATTTTACCTCTTTAAGTCTTTTGATTTCATCTTTTAGATGTTGCACTTCATCGACGTTCGTATCACTTTCACCAAAAAATACACCTACTCTCACATTTAATAGTGATGCTATGTTTTCCAAGTCAGTAGCCTGTATTTTATTGTTGTTTATACAGCGATGCAAGTTAGCTTCGCTCATACCAATATCTAAAGCCAGCTTCTTTAAGCCACCTTCGCGATTTTCGCACATTTTTTTAATCATCTGTAAGTTCATGTAAATCAATTATTTATAGGTTTTTGACTAAAAAAAATGCAAATCACATTAAAAATAATGGCTATAAAATTTGCAAGCCACTATACTTTTTAATAGCTTTGCATCATAAAGATAAGAGAAATACTTGATATTTCATAAATAAACTAAGTAAAATAGCGTAAAAATGAATAGAAAAGAACCGAATATGCTGAATCTGATGGAGAATTTGAAGGCATTGCGCCCTCTCTTACCCAAAGGCTATACAAAAATCATAGCCAAAGATTGTGGGACAACAGAGGTTACAGTGAGTAATGCACTGCAAGGCAAGACAAGACGATTCGATATTATAGAGCGTGCGATAGAACTTGCAGAAGAGAATAGGAAGATAGCGTTAAGGCTGCAAGAAGTTGTGAAGTAGTTTCTCGATTACTGTAATAGTAAAATGAATAATAGCTTATGACGCGTAACGAAGTGAAAATATTAGCTGAGGAGATATACAAGTTGATGAAAAAGGACATCAAGACTATTGTATCACAAGTTGTCACAGAAGAAGCAGATGAATGGCTTACTCCAGAACAGGTAGCCCAAATGTTAAGCATGTCAATAAGCTATGTAATGCACAGCGATATTCCATATACAAAAGTAGGATGTCGAAGAAGGTATAGAAAATCAGATATAGTAAAAATGCTTGAACGATAAATGTACATCTGAGAAGGTTTCGGGACAGGACGGGAAAGGTATTTACTACCTTATTATGTAGCAAAAAAGTCGGTTCAACTCCGACCGAAACTTCAAATTAGTAGTTCTTTGAAATATTTATTTATACAATAGAAATAATGTATGGGTAAAACCGTACAATTATTATATATGATTTCTGCGCAGGCACAGAAGCGAAGCCAGTGATGGTAGATAGTGGTGGGTGCAAGTGGAACGGAATTGACACCGATAGCAACCGAAGATAAGACGATAACGGTCGAATGGTTGTAAATGTCTGATGGTGGTAAAGCCACGAAGTTGAAATGAAATTTACTTTCAGCACGCCAATTTGTCTTTAGCGTGGTGAGTATGCTTGGTTAGGCACAAGTATCGCTGAAAGGTCTAATATATCCCCTCCCGTAAGATTCGGGGTAACAACCGGTTTAAGCCGTTGAGGGGAACAAAATTATAATTCTGAGCATAGATATGGAATATCCCTTAATACCATTTAATGAAATTGACAATAAATATGTACCAAATCCTCGTTCTATAATCCAAGTGGCGATCAGTGACTGCCTTGCAAAAGGCATAAATACAGAACGGGATATAGCGATTCATGTATGCCATAGCCTGTACAACTTTATGATATACGCGGATTGCTTTGTAACGTCAGTAAATAGAGACGACTTATTGGAGTTTAAGCAGCTTGGCAACGAGATAGATTAGTAGTACTGCGATACCAGCTACTGCTTTGGATTCAACTTCTTTATCCATATTTCTTAATTTTTGATTTGACACCACAAAATTAAGAAAATCCCCTGACAATAACGTGATGTTGCCAATCGGATTGGCTCAGGGGAACGAACTTAATAATTAAATGACCTCATGAAACGATTTCTTAAAAAATGGCTCAAAAGACGGCTTATTAAGATTGCCATAGAAACAAAAAAACCCATCTCCACGCATCTCTTTGAGTGGATTTACAATTCACCGATATATACGTGGAGAGACAAACTTCTAATTGCTAGAATTGGCAATGATCTTTGGGAAGAATACTATTGTTGGCTTAACAGAGACAACACTTGAGGTATTGGCAAAGTTGTTTCAACCACATCACCGGATACCAAATGAATAAAAGTCATACGGCTCTTATGTTCAATGAAAGCTACATGGTCAGGATTTATATAACAAGGGAAAGTCTTGCCCTCGATCAGTATAAATTTGTTCATAATACAAAAATTTTAAATGTGACACCGCAAAAGTAATAATAATTCGGGTACGTTCCTCTTTTCCATCAATAAAGTTTTAAATGTGACAGTTTATACTTCTATTTGGGGACGTACCCTTTTTTTACATAATATAATGAAAACAGCCAATTTTATCATGTCTTTATTTGCCGCCTTATGTTCGTTAGAGATGATTTATGGTGCGATGGTTACGGAAAGTCCTGTAAAATGCGTATCTGTGATTATATTTTCCATTATCTTCCTGTTGTGCATAAGACTGGTAGTCCTGACATACAATGAACTGAAAGAGTGTGACTAATATTTTCTCTATCTATTTTTTAGTTAGTAATATTATCCGTTCATGCCGGTATGTGAATATAGGTATGAACATCCTCCGAAAGTAGCATTATGGAATGCATGTGGTAATTTAATAATAATCATATTCTTTATGTAGGTCTCATTACCCCACAAGAAGCAGGTTCGATTCCTGTCTTTCGGACAAATATTTAAACGTAGTTATTATGAAAAAAGGTGATAAAGTCCGTGAAATTGGCGATACGCTGATAGGCACGATTATTAAAATTAAAGATGGGCGTGCAGATGTCAAATTCTCTAAGTTAAAAGCTGTTTATTCACTTCCTTTGCAATTTTTGGAGAAAGTATGAGGTGTAAATCATCTATTAATTCAGAACTTGATAAGCTTTATTCAGAGCTTGACACGGTTCAGCAAATGAGTGAAGAAGCGGTAATGCTCACATTCAATGCTGACAGTAAGGCTGAATATATTGCACTTATCAATGAAGAAATTGATTCTCTTGAAAATGAGCTTGAAGAAGTGGAGATATATCATGGCAGGAAGCGGAACTTTGTAAGGACTGCGGACCTGCCTTTTTTGTGTTGGTAAATAATAATATTATAATGAGTGAACAGCTAATATACAGTAAGATAGCCAATATCCTCAAAGAGACAAAGGCTATCACCAAATCGGAGAAGAACCAGCAACAGGGATTCAAATTCCGTGGGATTGACAACGTTATGAACGAACTTCATGAATTATTCTCAAAAAATGAGGTGTTCATACTACAGGAAGTGCAGAACTTCACAACGGAGAACAGAATAACGAAATCCGGCGGTACGAACACATTTACAAGGGCTACGATAAAGTTTAGGTATATGACCACTGATGGCAGCTTTGTGGAAACTGTAAATGTGGGTGAAGCAATGGACGCAGGCGACAAAGGGATGAATAAAGCAATGAGCATAGCGTTGAAGTATTCTTTGCTTCAATTGTTCCTGATTCCTACAGAAGAGCAAAAGGACCCTGATAGTACAACACCTGAGGAAACGGATTTCCTTGCGATGGCATTGCAGGAAGTAAGATCAAGCCTGTCAATCGAGACATTACAGGTAGTATGGGGAAATTATAAGGAATTACAGAGTGACAAACGTTTTGTTGAAGCGGTGACAAGAAGGAAAGGAGAACTGAAATGAAACTAATCAAATCACAAGTCATTTTCAATCCCGATGAACATACTTATATGCTAGGGGATAAGGAACTAAGCGGTATTACTTCCGTGATAAGCAGACAGCTTTTTCCTGATAAATACCGTGATGTTCCCGAAGACGTGTTAAGAAAAGCGGCTGAAAGAGGTACTATGATCCACAGTATATGCGAACTTGTCGATGATATGGGTATAACTCATGACAGCGATGAAGCACAAGGATATAAGGAACTGAAAGACGATTGGGGATTGAGATACGAATGTTCCGAATATCTAGTATCAGATAATGAGCACTATGCAAGCTGTATCGACAAAGTTTATCGCGAAAATGAAACTGATTTTACTTTGGGCGATATAAAGACCACTTACGTGCTTGACAAGGAATCTGTAAGATGGCAGTTGAGTATATATGCATACTTTTTTGAGTTGCAGAATCCGGGATGCAATGCGGTAAGGCTTATAGGTATATGGTTGAGAGGTAAAAACCATGAGATAGTAGAAGTCGAGAGAATACCATCTGAAGTTGTAATGAATCTGTTGAAATGTGATTCGGAAGGCAGGCAGTTTGTAAATCCCTATTCCATATCTCCTGTTACTCTTCCTGACGAGTACCGAAAGATGGAGAGGACAATACAGGAAATTGTGTCACAGGCAAAATACTGGTCCGATAAAAAGAAAGAAATAACTGATGGCGTAATGATGGCTATGGTAGAAGCCGGTGAATATAGTTGGAAAGGTGATATCATATCATTTACTCGCAAAAAGGACACTATCAGAAAGGATTTCGACAAGAAGGCGTTTGAGAAAGATTATCCTGATTTGTATAAGAAATATTTAAAAGAGATTCCAGTAGTTGGAAGTGTAACATTAAAAACAATAGAATAACATGCACAACAGAATATCATTAATAGGAAATGTCGGAAACCAGCCGGAGATAAGAACGATAGGTGATTCAAAAGTGGCTTCAATATCTTTGGGTGTAACCGAAAAAGGATACACAACGAAAGACGGTAAGAAGATAGAAGACAGAACAACTTGGTTTCGTATCGGTCTTTGGAGAGGTCTTGCGGAGATTGTAGAAAAGTACGTCAACAAGGGCGATAAACTCTTTGTGGAAGGAAAGATGCTTTCCCGTGAGTATGAGAAAGACGGGGTTAAATATACGGCTTGGGAAGTCACGGCAACGGAGATTGAGTTGCTTACACCAAAGAAGGACGGAAACGGTCAAGATACTAAATCAGCCCCTTCAACAACGCAGCAAGCGGCTAAAGAATCAGACGACTTGCCATTTTAACTTATGCGTTACGATCCTAAATTACCTCTTGACGTTCAAAAGGCAACCGTCCGTTTCAACAAGCTGATAAATGGGCAGAGACCTTTTGAACTTACAGAGATCAAGGAAAGAAACCTGTCCGAAGAGCAAATGAGAACCATAAGGCAAAACAACACAGTTCACTTGTGGTTCTCTGTTTTTGCGAAAGAGATAGGCTGTACGTTTGACGAGTGCAAGCGTGATGTGAAAAGGAAACTTCTTGGACGTAAGCCTGTAATCAATGTTGTTACTGGTGAAACGGATTGGGAGGACTACAAGACAAGCGAAATGTCTGTTACCGAACTATCCTCATTTATGGATAAATTCAAAATGTGGGCACAGGCAGATTTCGGATGTTACCTACCATACTACGGCGATGTAGGTTATGAGGAAATGATGAGAGAATATAGAAACAGATAGATATGAGATTAAAATGTGATATAAGTAAGTGTTCTGCAAATTGTTGTTGCAATGTCCCAATTCCTAAAGGTTACTTCACAGCTTTAAAGAATCGAATCGTCAGACCTATAATCAGGTTTGAGGATGCAGGTAACAATCCCGAATTGGGGGGAAACAATGTGGTAGCTATCACAAATGAGGACATTGCAGAAAACAGATGCCCGTTCCAGCGTTACGATTACAAATGTAACATATACGACCGCAGACCGAAGATATGCCGCATCTTCGGAGAGGGTAAGCACAAGTATTTGCAATGCGGATTTTTGGGGCAGAAGGCACCAACTTTCAATGAAATTCTTACCGATGTTAATTCGGTTATGGATATACTTAAACTTATAGACAAATGAAACTTACTTTGACAAAACAAGAAGTGCTTCTCATCCAGAAGTTGCTCAATACTTACAAAAACGAGTTGCCCGATGACGGAACAGAGAAGCATGGACGTTTTGTCGGGAAGCTCTGCAAGAAAATCAAAAGACAAGTTATTAATCAATTAAAGCAATAAAATTATGGAATCTAATATTTCACGCGATCATATTGCGCTTGAAGCAATGAAGTGCATAATGATGACAGCAAAACGCAGAAGAACTTTATGGAATAGAGTTGTAACATTGTTTTCCCCATCCAAAGAAGTTAGTATTATAAACTACAACTCTGAAAAACAGGCTAAAGCAGCTTATCAGATAGCTGATGCAATGATTAAGGAACGTAATAAGACAAAGGAGGAATGATTTATGTCAGAAAAAAGGAACAACTTTAACAAGAAAGTTCAGATGCATCTTGCTTGTTCTGGAGATTATCCTATCAAACCTGAAATGTGTTGTATCTATTTCAAAAACGGATTTGCATACGCAAGTGACGGGCATATTTTGGCAAAAAACAGAATTTCAGAAATATCGGGGTTGAAGGAACCTGAGATAACCGCACTTGACGGAAAATTTCTTCACGCTGACTTCTACAAAGATATGCTGAAATACGATAATATTATGATTGCCGAAGATGGCATAGAATGCAGCAAGGATAATGATAAAGTATTCTTTTACTTTTCCACATTTGATAAATATCCTGATGCGGAAAAAGTCTTGCAGGGTGCTTTGAATACGCAGACTACTCCGCTTCCACAAGTGAAGTTTGACATGAAGATTATGCAACGGTTGAATAAAGCTCTTTTTGAAAGCGACAAGTGTGTCGCTACATTTAAGGGTACTAATAAACCTATTGTTTTTGATAGTATGATGGAGGATGTAAGTAGTGTTGGATTGCTTATGCCGTGTTATAGTGAAGATACGGAGGAATAATATGGAAGAGTTTATTTCAGATTGGTTCATACCGATGGATTTCGGTAATGATATGCCGGAGGAAGAACCGGACGGTGAGGATAATTTTAATTTTGATTGACATGGAAAAGAAATTTGAACTTACAGACAAGTTTGTATTTAATACTTTTGGAATTAAATTATTCCAAATTAAGTGTACAAAGTCTTTCAAATATGCCAAGGAAGGTGATTTGGGAGGATATGTTGAGAAAGATGAGAACTTAGACCAAGAAAGCAATGCTTGGGTGTACGGCGATGCTTGGGTGTACGGCAATGCTCGGGTGTACGGCGATGCTTGGGTGTCCGGCGATGCTTGGGTGTACGGCGATGCTTGGGTGTACGGCAATGCTCGGGTGTCCGGCGATGCTCGGGTGTA